CTGTACTTAATTTAACAGGCACACTTTCAGGATCAACAGCACTAACGTGTGAAGCAAATCCTAATTGGTATATAATAAAAGATGCAACAACAAGAGCTGGTCACGCTTTAACATTTGGACCATCTGGCGGTTCTGCTGTGACACTTACAGCAGGTGCAATACATTTAATTTATACTGATGGATCATCAGCATTTCAAATACCAGAAAATTTAGCCAACATGGCATTGTCAGGCACACTTACCGTAACAGGTGATGTGTCATTTGATGGTGGTGCTTTTATTTTTAACCAATCAGGAGCTGCAGTAGACGCAAGATTTGAAGGTGATACTGATCAAAATTTAATAATAACAGATGGCAGCACAGACCGTGTAGGCATGGGTGCACCAACACCTAACGCTAAATTACACATAAATCAATCTTCTGCTACAGGTGCACAACCAGTTTTAGAGTTAGAACAATTAGATCAAGATTATGCTTTTACTAACTTTGTTGGTACATCTGCTAGTGATGCATCAAAAAGTTTATCTTCTTCTACAGCATCAGCAGCAAACAAAGTTGGTGCAATAAGAATAAGGGTAAATGGCACAGAACGTTGGATAAGATTTTACGATAACGCAATATAGGAGCTTGAATGACGCTTATAAAAATTCAAGTAGCGCCGGGTATAGACAAACAAAACACCGAATATGGTGCTGAAGGTCGTTGGATAGATTGTGACAACGTGCGTTTTAGATACGGATTACCAGAAAAAATAGGTGGTTGGGCAAAAACAACACCAGAGGCATTAGTAGGTGCAGCACGAGGAATTATAACTTGGTTTTCTCTTGACGGAGATGCTTACTTAATTACAGGAACTAACAAAAAATTATACGTTTATCAAAACCAAGCTTTTCATGATATTACGCCTATAAGAGAAACTGGCGCATCAATAACTAATTTTACAACAGCCTCAGGATCTACATCAGTCACAGTAACAGACGCTACACACGGTGCTATAGAAGGTGATTTTGTTACTATATCTAGCGTATCAGGTACAGCAAATGGTATAACAGCTAGTAATTTAGAAGGTGAATTTGAAATACAATCAGTCACTGACACAAACAATTATGTAATCACTGCAAAAGCAGCAGCTTCTGGTGCAGGTGCTAGTGGTGTCACAGGTAGTGCAGAATATCAAATAAATACTAGACCACCATTTTCTATATTAGGATATGGTTGGGGTGCAGGACCTTACGGTGGTGTATCAGGTGGACCTGGTTGGAATAAATCCAGAGCAGCTCTTGCAGCACCTAATAGTGTGCAGCTTGATTCTGGTAAATGGTCTTTAGATAACTGGGGTGAAGATATATTATGTCAACAATTAAATGGTAGTTTATATTATTGGGACACGTCAGCTAGTACTTCGACAGTACAGCGTGCAAATAGAACAGCAGTTTCTGGTGCTCCTACATCTAGTAGATTTGTATTAGTTTCTGGCACTGATAGACATGTAATTTGTTTTGGTACAGAAACAACAATAGGCACGTCTTCCACAAGAGATGATATGTTTCTTCGTTGGTCTGATCAAGAAGATCCAGCAGTATGGACACCAACTGCTACAAACACAGCTGGTTCACAAAGACTCACAGATGGCTCCAAACTTGTAACAGCAAAACGTTCTCGTGGTGCTGTACTTGTGTGGTCAGACACAGCATTGTATCAAATGCAATTAATTGGTGCACCATTTGTATTTGGTTTTCAACAATTAGGTTCTGCTTGTGGTTGTATAGGACAACACGCAGCTGTTGAATCTAACGGCAAATCATTTTGGATGGGTAATGATTCTTTCTTTGTATTTGATGGTTCAGTGCAAAAAATACCATGTAGTGTAGAAGATTATGTTTTTACTGATATTGATGAAGCATCTCAAAAAGATACATTTGCAGGACTTAACACAGAGTTTAACGAAGTCACTTGGTTTTATTGCTCTAGTGGTTCAAACGTAATAAATAGATCTGTAACTTACAATTACTTAGAAAACGTTTGGTACGTTGGTAGTCTTGCTAGATCTTCATGGTTTGATAAGGGTGTCTATGGTTTTCCTCAAGCAATGGAGTTTGAAAATTCTAGTACAACATCTACAGTTAGTACAATCACAGGATTAACTGCAGGTAGAAGTTTTTTATATAGTCATGAAAATGGCAACAATGCGGATGGTGTAGCTTTGTCTTCATCAATAACATCAGGTGATTTTGTTTTACCAGAAGCAGGAGAAAAACTTATGTCAATAAAAAAATTCATACCAGACTTTAAAGATCAAAGTGGTAACGTTGATGTAGAATTAAACTTTAAGTTATATCCGAGCTCTACAGCTACGACAAATGGTCCTTACACAGTTTCACCTACAACAACAAAAATAGACACACGTGCACGTGGTCGACAAGCATCTTTAAAAATAACAAGTTCTGCAATAGATACTAAGTGGAGATATGGCACATATCGCGCAGATGTACAACCCGATGGAATGAGATAATGGCACAAATAAATATACCTAGATTACCACAAGCACCACAAGAATATAGTAAAGGACAAATAGATCAAATGATACAGTCATTAGATTTGTTAATCCAATTACTTAATAGTTCTTACACACCAGAAACACTTAGAGAAGAGGACGAGGCTTTTGCCTGGTTTTTAAATTAATGGCTAATACATATAAAAGAGTTATATCTGCACTAACTAGCACAGGAGATAATACGGTATACACTTGTCCTGCAGCTACAACTACCATAATAAAAACAATTAAAGTATTTAATAATAGTAGTGGAGCAGCTCAAGTATCTGTAAAAATAGGTACTTTGGAGTTAGAAAGAGAAGCTAGTTTAGCTGCTAATGCTACAAAAACCTTTATTTCTGGGTCAGATGTTTTAGAAGCAGGAGACTTACTAAAAATTAACACAAATGCACAACCTATAAACGTGTATGTAACATTCTTAGAGATATCATAATGATTGAAAACATACAAAATACTTGCTATAAGGAGAGAATATGCCTATAAAAGATGACGGAGTAGTAGAGTATGTTGAGATTAACGGTGAACAGGTACCTAAAATCGTTGTCCCAGCAGAAATAACTATTACCAACACTGTAACAGGACAGGAATATGGTTCGGCTAAAGAAGCTGATGACGATGTTGCTAACCCTGCAACTGACACTAAATCAGAACACATTAGACAAGATGTGGTTATTAGTGCAGCAATTCATAAAATAATAGAAGGACAATCAGGAGACGTATAGTGGCACTATCAACTAGACGAAGAGACAGATCATACCCGTCACCCATGGCGCCAGGTTTTGATGATAGTAATAGAGAAAGTTATATAGCAAGATCAGGTGGCATAGGAGCCTTTGCACCTAAAGCAGGCACAATAGTAGATTACAATTTAGGTAAAGGTGGTAGAGATCCTTCCATGATAGGTGGTTTTGGATTGGGAAAAATGGACCCTGTTATTGAAGTACCTACAGGTGGACCCGTAGATACGTTTGGTCAAGATCGTTCTGAAACAACATTAGATATGCTTTTAGATGACATTTTTCAAGAAGATACTCCTGGAAGTATTTATGATATGAAAAGAAATTTTCAAGATTTTTTTGACAAGGGTAAAGAAGCTTTACCAGAAATAACACCAGCTACATCATACTTAGACCCCACAGCAGATGATTACTTTTTAACAGAGCTTTATAATAAATATTTTAATCCAGTAAATCCAGAAAATGAAGGTTTACCAATGGACGAGTTTCAAGAATACGATCCAAATAATCCTAATATGTTCATGTTACCTGAAGGTATGGATCTTGATGATATGCCTATGGAAGATATTATAAAACAAATGCAAGAACCACGAATAGAGGCTAGTGCAGGCACTTACACATTACCAAATTTATTACAAATGATAGAAGATGCAAGAGATGCAGGCAATGAAGATGAACTAGAATTATTAACAAACGACTTGGAACTATTATATCCAGGTGCTACAATGACAATATAATATGGGATTTTTTGATAAAGCAATAAAGAATATAGTTAAGAAAGCAAAACCAATGTTGCCTGTTGCAGCCATGTTTGCTGCACCATACCTTGCACCAAAACTAGGTGGATTTTTAGCAGCTGGTGGCAAAGGCGCTGGCCTAGGTAGTTTACTCAGTGGTTATGGTACAAAGTTTGGCGCAATGCCAATGATGTTAAAAGCACCAGTTACATCTGGTCTAACAAGTTATGGATTAGCAAGACTGATGGGACAAAAAAATCCTGAACGTGCAGCATTATATTCTGCATTAACAGCTGTTCCGTTTTCTTTTATGAAAGCAAACGCTATGGCTAATACATTAGGCGGTGATGTAAGTGCAATGGATTTATTAATGGCACCTGGTGGACAACCAATTACACAAACAATACCAAGATTTGGTGTAGAAGGTAACATGAAAGGTTTACCTTTAAACGTAATGCCTAAAACTCAATATCTTGGAGATACTACAAGGACATTATCGCCAGGCATGAAGTTATCAGATTTATTTAGAACACAACAAGCAGGAAAATCTTTTTTAGGAGCTGACATTCCAGCAGGATCTTTTGATATTAAAGCTGGTTTACCTTTACTAGCAGGTTTAACAGGAGGCATGCCAACAGAAGCACAAACAGAAGAGATGATGCGTGAAAAAGAAAAAAAACGTATGGCTCAACTATACGACATGATGAAAAATCCTTACTATAGTTACGTGCCAGACAAATTTAATTTTACGCCTTATGAAACAGGTGGCGAGGTCAGTGGCCCAGGTGGACCAAAAGATGATGCGATAAATGCAAAGTTAAGTGATGGCGAATTTGTCATGACAGCTAAAGCTGTAGAAAATTTTGGTAATGGTAGCAGAATAAAAGGAGCAAAAAAGATGTATAAAATGATGAACAAACTAGATCCAGAATCTGAAAAACCTTCGGAAGCTATGGTATAGTAAATGGATTGGAGATTTTTCGAAGAGAAAGATCTTCATTGGATTCAAAAAGTTAGCAAAGACTTTTTAAAAGAATCTCACTGGGGGAATGAAGTAGAGATAAACGAAGAAAAAGTTAAAAACTATTTCTTCGCAGCAATGAATAAACCAAACATGTTTGGTATAGTTGCTACAAAAAAGGAAGAACCAATAGGTTTTATGATAGGATGCATATTGGAATTTCCTTATAGTAAGGACACTTTTAGTAGACAATTGGAACTGTATGTAGTTCCAGAGGAGAGAGGTAAAATGACTGGTATACAACTCATGAAAAGATTTGTAAATTGGTCAGAGATGAATAAAGTGAAAGAAGTAATATTAAGTGTTTCTGAACAAGCAGGTAGCTTTGATAAAGTTGCAAAACGTTTAGGAATGCAGAAAATTGGAACAAATTATAGGAGAATATTTTGAGTATACCAGGATTAAGCGACGGAGGCGATCCATCAGGAACCCAGTTCCAGACGACGTTTCAGCGTGAAGCACCACAAATAGAAGCACGTAAGTTACAGCTTATGGATACAGCTTCAGGATTTGCAAAAGATCCTGTAACTATTCCTCAACAACAAGTTGTCGATTTTACTGATTTACAAAATCAAGCTTTTATGGATACAGCTGGTGGTCTTGGCTCGTTTCAACCCTATTTAAATGCAGCTACAGATAATTTATTAGGTAGCACAGCAGCATATGATCCAATGTCATATCAAGCATATATGAATCCATATCAAAACGAAGTTATTTCAGGAATAGAAGATCAATTTGCAAAATTACAAAATCAAACTAATTTACAAGCATCAAAAGCAGGAGCTTTTGGTGGAGCTAGACAAGGTATACAAACTGCAGAACTAGGTGCTCAACAAGCACAAGCTGTTGGTCAAGCGCAAGCGCAAAACTTTCAACAAGCACAACAAGCAGCACAACAAAATTTTCAAAATCAAATGCAAAGACAAGCACAAGCAGCACAAGGTCTTGGAGCACTCGGCGCACAACAACAAGCATTGCAACAGGGGGATATTGCATCTGCTATGTCAGCTGGCTCAGTACAGCAACAACGTCTACAGCAAATTGAAGACGCTAAATATCGTCAAACAATACAACAAAAATACGAGCCGTTTCAACGTCTTGGATTTGTTAGCGATATTTATCAAGGTATGCCGTCAAGTGGTATGGCTACAACCATGGGCACTTCACCAACGGTCAACCCATTAGCTCAAGCTGTAGGTAGTGGTATTCAAGGATTGGCCGCATACGAAGCATTGAAGAATTAAGGTCCTATGGTTAGTTCATTACTAAGACCTTTGTTTCAAAGAACAGCTAGAGGTTTTAACACCCCACAAGGTAGAATGTTTACTCTTGGGACAGGACCTTTAATGGTTGACTCTCTAACAGATACAGGAAACATAACACCAGCAGATTTTCAAGATGATGTAACGACTGATATAAGTACAGAAATCAACGTCACATCAAAAGACCCACAACCAAATGCTCCTGTAGATGGTCCTCCAATAAAATCACAGGTAGAATCAAAAAAAGAAGAAATTGAAAATGAACAATCTCTTACAACAAACTCAGGTGCTGGCACAGAAACAAATAACTACGCATCAAATGATTTACAAAATGATCCAGTTATTGCTGATTACATTGATAATGATAGTGTAAAAAGAATAAACAATTATAAAGATGTAATTAAAAATTTTATTGGCGATTCGTCAGGAAACAAATTACAAAAAATAGCTTTACTTATGCAAATAGGATCTTCTTTAATGTCAGGTAGAACTGATCAACCTGGCCTCAGAGGATTTTTTGATGTAGTAGGACAAACAGGACAACAAACTGCGCCATTACTATTTGAGATGGGTGTAGAAAAAGCAAAAGCTGATCGTGAGATAGGAGCTGCTGCATTAGATTTATATTTTCAAGAAATGGAAGACATGCAAGATAGAAGTGGTCCATACGTTATGGTATATCAAAATTACAAAACAGAAGATGATGGTAGTATTTCTTTAGATGCAAAAGGTAACCCAATTAAATTAGAAAAACCTTTAAAAGTATTAACTGTGAAAAGAACAAGTCCAGAAGAAACTAAATTTTACGGATTCAATCAAGCTTATGGTTTTGATGTATTTAGTTTTGTTGAAGCTGGAGAAGGTCAAGATGCATTTGGATTAAATTATGCTGATTCAATAAACGTAAAAGGTGATGCGTCATCTGATGCTCAAGTACAATATGCTAATTATGTTAAACGTGGATTAGTACCACTTGCTAATGAAATTATTCCATTAATTATAGAAAGACCAGACTTAATTGGTGCTTCAGGTGAGTTAGGAAAAATTGTAGGACCAGCTGCACAAGTATTTGAAGAATTTACAGGACAAGTAATTGCAGGTGATTTTGATTCTGCAGATCCTACGGGTTCAGGTTTTGCTGTTCGTGAAACAGCGAATGGTACGATGAATATAGGTGGTGTAGAAATACCTGTATTTGTTGATAGAGAGAATAAATATGGTGGTAATGGATTAACGCAAGATAGATATGGAGCAGCTTTAGGTGGTGATGATTATGGCGTAGACACCAATGGACAACCTGCAAGAGCGTACGTTGTTGCAGATACCTTTACAAAACTTTTACAATCTGGTGGTGAGCGATCTGTATTAGAAACATTTGAAACAACATTAGGTTTAATGTTAGCGAGAGACAGACAGCCAACTGGTCGTATGTTAGCAGACGTTTTACGTAGATCATTTGAAGACGTAAGACTAACAGGTATTGGTGGGCGTACAACTGATAAAGCAATTATACAAAACTATGTAAGAATATACAATCAACTATACAATAACATGTCAGGTGCTTTAACACTTGCCGGTTATGACAAAGAAAAACAACCAGATTTCTTTACAATAGAAGGTTCTAAAAAATTAGAAAATGCATACTATAATTGGCTATCTAATAATCCAGAAGAACGAGCGCTTAATCTTGATATATCTGGTGGTATGGGATATCCGGATTGGATGAAAAGTTTTGAAGGTAATATACAAGTAGACCACAATGAAAACATGCAAAAGAATGAACAAACATATGAAAGTTTATTAAATAAATACGGATTAAATTAATGGTAGATGTAACAACAAAACAATTTGAAAAAGCAGCATCAAAGTTAGATGCAAAAGATAAAACATTTGTAAGTAAAACAGAAGGTGGTGTACCACAAACAAAAGCAGAAGAGATAATAGCGAAGAATAGAAAAACTATGGAACCTATTGCAGAAGCTGCATCAGCTCCATTTCAAATACTTGGAAACGCTTTATTGCCTGGACAACCTTTTGGTAAAGATAATCCTTTTGTCGCATCACAAAAAGAACTTGATGCAAGAGCTTTAGAATTACAAAATTTAAAAACATATAGAGAAAAAAGAGATACAGTACGTGACAATGTAGTTAACATTATAGCAAGAGCAAAAGAAAAATATCCTAATATGGAACCAGAACAAGTGGCTGAACTTAATAATGACATACAAGGATACATTAGATCTATGGGTTTATCACAAAAAGATTTTACAACAATAACGCCTAGTACATTACTTAATGAAGATGAGTTTGGTTTGTATACTTCTACTCCTAGTCCTTATCCTGTATTAGAAGCTGGACAAGAAATGGTAGTGGGAACAGTTGGTGCTTTAAAAGGATATAAAGCTGGACCAGTAATTCTTGATGCTTTTGGAGATTCATTTAGATATGGAACAAAAGGTATTGGTAAAAGATTTATGGCTGGCATGGCACGTGGTGGCAAGGTCCCAGGACCTTGGTGGGCAAAAGCATTAGGCGCAGTGGTCGGTGGTGCTGCAGGCGTAGGCATAGCTGACTATGGTTATGAAGTTCAATTAGATATAATGAACAAAGCCGGCACAGCAAAAAAGTTTTTAAAGAATAGTGATAATCAAATATTAGAAACAATGTCTGCTGTAATACCAGACAGATTAACATTTGGTCCGGAAGGTATTAATCGTCCTGATCAAGCAACAAGAATAAAAGGTGCATTGAAAGATGCAGCAATTGATGGTGCGATATCCAGTGTATTCTTTGGAGCAAGACCTGCTTACTATGCTACAAAAAGATTTATAGGTGGTAATGTATTTGGCATGTTTAAACCAAGAGCAGGATCTAGAGTTCCTGCAGGTCAAGAAATATTAGATGCCGAACAAAGATTATATCAATCTGGTAAATTTTCTACTATGCTACAAGAAGATCCGTTAACAAAAGAGTTTATAGAAACATCTGTTGGTGGTAGATCACAAAACATACAATTAAATATTCCTTTAATTGGAAATCTAATGACAAGATTAATGAGAAGCCCTGTCTTTAATTTTTTAAGTCCTTCTGAATTAAAAACGCCTTTAAAACAAGTAGGTGATTTATTACCGCAAACAGAAAAAATGATTGGTACAAACGTACAACGATCTGATGTTGGTTCTCCTATGTTAGCAGGTATCTCAAAATTATTAGGACGTGCGCCAGTTATAGGTACAAGAATATATAAAAACAAAGCAGATCAAATGAATGCTTACATGGATCTTGGTGGCAGCATAATACAAAAATTAACTTTTGCACCCATATTAAATGTTAGTGAACACGGTGCTAAAATATCAGGATTAGGTGGTGCTGCTGCAAGAGGATTTAGAGATGCTGCTGCAGAAAAACAACAATTGTTATTAGAGTCAGCTAGAAAATACGGCGCTGTTGTAGATGATTCTACATTAGTTAATGAAGCAAAAAGAATATATCAAAGAGCTTTAGCACAAAGACAAATTGCTCCTACAGATGAAGGCACAGCTGCAATTAGTAAAGCAGTTCCAGAACCTTTTATTGATTTTTTAAAAACTCAAATTATAAATCCTGGCATTGCAGGTGCTAGAACAATAGAGCAATACTATGGTCTTCGTGATCAAATGGATAAACTATATAATAAATTTTTAAAGAATGCAGATGGAGAGAGTCAAGCAGATATTTTAAATATATATAAAGCATGGGAAGCAGACATTGGTAACTTATCAAAGTCAGGTATACCTGAAGTAGAAAAATTATGGCGTGATTATGAAAAGTTTGTAAGCAACGGCATGATGATGTTTACAACAAAAGCAGGTAAAGCTGTAGCTGGTCCTGTAGAAAGATTTGGTATGGCTATTAACGTTGATCCAGATCGTCAAGCAACAAATATATTTGAAACAGTTATTGATATAGCTAAAAAAGATCCAGCCAATGCTGCAACAAATTTAGCGACAATGAAAAACATTGTTGGTGATAAAGCATACTATGAAGGATTAGGTATTTATCTTAACAAAGTATTTAACAATTCTATTGTACAAAGAGATGGTGCAGAATTATTTGATGGAGAAATATTTAGACGTGCACTTGGTTTAGGTAAAGGCAACCCACTTAAAACATTATTTGAAAAAGCATTACCAGGACCACAAGTATCTAAAATAGTAGTACGTGATGGACAAACAGGAATAGTAAAAGAATTTGACAACGTTAATTTTAACGAAGGATTAAAGGCAGTAAAATACGATGCACCTGCAGGTTTAGTTGGTAAACAAGCAGCTCAATTACCTAACTTAAAAGATTTAGAAGACTTTGCTACACTAATGACTGCGGCAGCAGCAAATGGTATACCAGAAATAAGTACATTCATGGCACGTCGTGCAGTAATGGGTGGTATACGTTCAGGTATTGCTTCAGCATTACCTACATCAGCATTAGGAATACAGACAAGAACAGCAGGAGCTGGTGCACTTGCAGCTTTTGGAAGTGGTTGGTTAATACCAGCAGCATTAGCATACGGTGTACGATACATGGGTGGCATTATAACAAGCCCACCTTCTCTTCGTGCATACAGAAACATATTAGATGATACATTACCAGAGCAAGTTAGACTTGCTAATTTTGTTCGTCTTGTAAGATTACGTCCTGAAGAATGGCAAGAGTTTGATCGTGAATTAGCAGAGATTGAAAAAGGACAACGATACAGAGAACAAGTTGGTCAAAGTATGGCACCAGCAAAAAGTGCATTAGAAACATTTGGTGAAGCTGGTAAACAAATTTTAGAAACTGGTAAAGGAATAGTAGAAGATACAATGGGTACACCAGGTACATCACCTGCAATGAACATATTAGATAGAATACAAAGTCCTCCACAACCAGACTCAAATTACTTTGCAGATGAAGTAACAAGTATTGGTTCTTCTATACTACAAAACCCTAACATGAACCCTGCAGCTGCAGCTTCCTTGTATGAAGGAAACTTGGACCAGGCACTCGCTAATAGAGTGGCACCACGTATGGCAGCAAGAGGCGGAATAATATCTTTGGTAAGTTAATGAGTATAAGAGACGCAGTATGGATCATAGGAATTTTTATAGCATTAGGTGCTACATGGGGTATGACATCACAGCGTATCAATGCAATGGAACGTGACATAGATAGAATAGAAGAAGCACTTATTCTGTTTACAAAAATGGAAGCTAGAATAGCTGTCATAGAAAACGAAGTAAAAAACATAAATAAAAAATTGGATAATTAATATGATTGACATGGATAAACTTTTAGAATCAGTAAAAAAACACGAAGGGTACAGAAATAAAGTGTACCTCGATACCTTAAACAAAAGAACCGTGGGCGTTGGCCACCTATGTGTAGAAGACTTTTGGGAAGATGGCAAAGAGTATGATGAAGATTTCTTAATGGGTATATTAGAAAAAGATTTACAATCTGCAATTGATCAAGCAGATGATATGTGTAAAGGTTTAACAATAAGTGATGATGCAAAAATTATAATCATCGAAATGATTTTCCAGCTTGGGGGGACAGGAGTTTCCAAGTTCAGGAAAATGTGGCAGGCTCTTCAGCAAGATCCACCAGATTACGCTGAAGCGTCTGTTCAAATGCTTGACTCACGTTGGGCAAAACAGACACCCAACAGAGCTCAAGAAATGGCTAGGCATATGTCGGAGTGTATGGTATAAGCCATAGTGCAATTAATTAAGAAATATAATTACGCAGAATTAAAACGCAAAGAAGGGGATGGAAGATTATATCTTACACCCGATGGTGAAGCATTACCATCTGTCACAACTATACTTTCTAAAACAAAAGATAAAACATTTTTAAAACAATGGCGTGCAAAAGTAGGCGAAAAAAAAGCTGAGGAAATAATTAAGAGTGCAGGTCAGATTGGCACCGCGCTCCACCTATATATAGAACGTTTTGTGAACGGAGATAAATACAAAGATCTTACAGAAATAGGTGTACAAGCAGAAAAAATGGCACAAAAAATTATTGATGAATCATTTAAAGATATAACAGAGATATGGGGATCAGAAGTACATTTATATAATCCTGGTAAGTACGCAGGAACTGCAGACATGATTGGTGTGTACAAAGGGAGACCAGCTATTATGGATTTTAAACAAACAAATAGACCAAAGAAACGTGAATGGGTGCAGGATTATTTAATGCAGCTTGCAGCGTACGCCGCGGCCCACAATTCTATATTTGATACAGAAATAGACCAGGGTGTAGTTCTTATGTGTTCACGTGATTTAACATTTCAAAGATTTGAATTGACTGGTGAAAAATTTGTACGTGCAACTAACGCATTTATGAAAAAACTAGATGCTTACAATGAAAGCATAATTTAAATCCACTCGGATAATTCTTCTCCACTAATTTCTTTAGCAATATTTACTTTATTTTTAAGAGCTTTTATTATTTTTTCATCTACAGTTTTCTTTGCTACCATATCAATATATAATACAGGATTAACTTGTCCTATACGGTGTGCACGATCTTCTGATTGTATTCTTTTTTCTAAATCATAATTATTAGAATAATATATTACTGTACTAGCTGCTGTTAATGTAATGCCATAACCACCTGTTTGTGTGTTACCTATAAAAAAACGACAATCATTTTTTTTATTTTGAAAATCATATATACAACGTTGTCTGTCCTCTGCCTTAGTTGCACCATAATATGTGCAATATGAAGTAGGTCCATATTCTTTTTTTATAGCTGCTTCTATATTTAATATATCGTGAATATAATTTGCCCATATAATTGCTTTACCTGTAGTCTCTGATAATACTTGCATCAATTCATCTACACGATTGTTTTTAAGATTTAATGTTTCACCACTATCCGTTTTCATATGTCCACATGTTATTTGATGTAACCGCATTAGTTGTGTAAGCACGTTAACGGCTGTTAGTGATTCGCCTTTTAGTATAGTCATGGCGTTAGTTTTCATTTCCTGGTACGCTGTCATTTGTTCATCAGTTAACTCTATTTCACGTTTAACAAATGTTTTTTCAGGTAAATCAAGGCAATCTTTTTTAAGAATACGGTAAGAATGTGGCGATACAAGTTGTCCTAACTGAGCTAAGTTTTTAAATTTAATTACTTTTTGATATTTATGTGTGCCACCAGCTGCGTTAGCTGTGATAACCACTGCATACCTAGTTCTAAATGCATAAAAACTTTGTTGCCCTAATATTTCTGGATCAAGAAAATCCATCTGTGACCACAGATCCATAGGGGATTGTGTCACTGGTGATCCTGTAAGTATTCTTCTATACTTTGCTTCTTTACCGAGCCCTAATATATTTTTAGTTCTTTTAGCTTGTGGATTTTTTATTGTAGTGCTTTCATCTATTATCATCATAGATTTACCAATTAAAAATATTTTAGCAAATTCTACACCTTTTTTTGTTGACAAAGCTTCTACATTCATAACCATTATTTTAAATCTAAAATCATTTAAATCTTTTATGTTTTTTAATTGTTGTTTGTATTCTGCACTTGTTGATTGTTTCCATGCTACTACATTTTTTTCTATGTAATCAGGCATGTGTGTAGGTATTTCTTGATCTACCCAATTCATGTATGTGCCTTTTGGTGCAATAATTAATGCTCTGTCAATCTTACCTTTGTTATATAATATGCAAGCATTGTCTAATGCAATTTTAGTTTTACCTGTACCCATCTCTGCAAAGATAGCAAATGCTTCTTTATTCCAGCATTTTTTTAGCGCATCTTTTTGATGCTCATAAGGCTCAGTTTTAAATTTGTACATTTTTATTTCTAATGTTGACTTTATATATAACATGATCTATATGAGAATCAAGAAATAAAATTATGACAGTTTACGTACTACAAGAAATGGGTAGAAACATTAGGTCGGCCGAAAAGTTTGGTGATCTAAAAGTATTACTACCAGATAACAAACAGATAGTTTTATCTTCTGGACCACTTACTCATAAGTTAAAAAAAGAGTTATCCACATTTAATGATGATGACTATTTGCTTTTGATTGGTGACCCTGCTATTATTGCGTTAGCTGGCGCGGTTGTCAGTGATGTTAATAGAGGCAGGTTTAAAGTGCTGAAGTGGGATCGTGATGAAAAACGATACTACGATATAGAAATAGATTTGAGAGGTTAATATGACAAGTTTAGATCCAAAAGATTTACTTACCCAAATGCAGCAAGATTCAGGGGCCACGGCCCAGGACAACATGGGTAAAATAGGTGCTGTTGCAAATGATGTAGCAGATACTGATCAAGAGATTGCTAATTTAGAAGAGCAACTTAAAAAGAAAAAAGATTATAAAAAACATTTAGCAGAAAATGTTCTACCTAACTTATTTGCAGAAGTAGGTTTGTCTGAATTAAAATTAGCAGATGGTAGACACTTAAAAGTTTCCAACTATTATGGTGCTTCAATCAAAGAAGCTAAGAAAGAAGCAGCTTTTAGTTGGCTAAGAGACAATGGATTTGGTGATTTAATAAAGAACCAAGTTTCTTGTAGCTTTGGAAGGAATGAAGATGAGAAAGCTAAGTCGTTGATAGATACTTTGTCCGAGAAAGGTTATCAATCAATGCAACGTGAATGGGTCGAACCTTCCACCCTTCGCGCATTCATACGAGAGCAGCATGAAGCAGGTAAGGAATTACCTATGGATTTGTTAGGGGCTTTCGTAGGACAAAAAACAACGATAAAAGAATAATAGGAGAAAAGGCCATGGCAAAAGCACAGGCAGTCGCTACTAAAGCGGCAAAATTAGATCTAGCAGTTCTTGCTAGTGATTCAAAAGATGCAAGCGGTTTTGGTAATCTTGACATGTCAAGAGATATCGCAATCCCTTACATCAACATACTACAATCTAATAGTCCACAACTTAATCCATCAAAAGCGGAATATGTTGAAGGGGCTAAAGTTGGACAGTTTTATAACACTGTCTCACAAGAAGTCAGTGACTCACTAAATGTGATTCCTGTTCTTTACCAACTACGATACGTAGAATGGAAACCACGTGAGCAAGGTGGAGGATTCGTAGAATCTCATCACGCTGATAGTGGTGTCTTAAGTAAAACTAAACGTGATCAAATGACGTTTAAGGACACATTACCTAACGGTAATTACATTGCTACAACTGCATATCACTATGTCTTAGTACAAGACAAAGGTGGCGTGTGGTCTCAAGCTGTTATTAGCATGACATCTACTCAATTAAAAAAGAGCAGACGTTGGAACAGTTTAATGTTAACTCAAAAAGTTAGTGGTCCATCGGGAAGTTTTACTCCACCAACATATGCTATGATTTATAAACTTACTACAGTTAGTGAGTCTAATGATCGTGGTAGTTGGTTTGGGTATCAAGTTGAGAAAGCAGGTCAAGTTGAGGACGCTGGTATTTATAATGAAGCAAAATCATTTTCAACCGCAGCATCAAGAGGAGATGTCGAAGCTAAACCTACTGTCGAGGGTGAGCCTATAAAAGAGGCGCCACAATCTAACAATACAGAAAGCAACGAAGACGTACCGTTTTAGGTAAGTCTTCTACTATACTGGAGGTTTAGTGGAAAGATTCAAATCTATATTTGAAGGCTTAGACGTGGCTTATGGTCAGCACCAATCCCAAGGGAAACGTGCTGACGGTAAGCAAGAAGGTAAGTCTTACATTGTAAAACAAGAAGTTAGAGATGATTTGTGGACAGAGCATCTTAATGGAAATGGTCCTTCTTTAGGAATCATTCCTATTATGGCTGATAACACAGTCCGATGGGGATGTATTGATATTGATACATATCCAATTGATTATAAAAAAATAATAAATAGTATTAGAAATTTACAGTTGCCACTGGTGCCATGCAGATCCAAAAGTGGAGGCATGCATATATTTTTATTTCTTAAAAACCCAGTATCCGCCAGATTAGTACGAGAGAAATTACGAGAGGTTGCATCTGGTCTCGGATATTCCGCTGTAGAAGTATTCCCCAAGCAATCAACCATACTAATAGAAAAAGGAGATCTAGGTAATTTCCTAAATCTTCCATATTATAATTCCAAAAGTACAACGAGATACGCCTATAAAGATGATGGAACCGCAGCTACATTGCCAGAGTTCTACACCTTATACGATAAATACGTTGTAGAAGAAATAGACAAAGTTGCAATTCAAGTATCTAATGAAGTTATAAAGGATGGTCCACCTTGTTTACAACAATTGTGTAGTCAAGGATTTCCAGAAGGTACACGTAATAATGGTTTGTTTAACATAGGTGTGTATTTACGAAAGTTTGATCCAGATAATTGGAAAACATTATTAGAAAAATATAACCAAGATTATATGACGCCGCCATTGTCAGCATCAGAAGTTGTGACAGTGCAAAAACAATTAGAGAAGAAAGAATATAGTTATAGATGTAAAGAACCACCAATAAATTCTTACTGCAATGCTAAAGTATGCAGTGGTAGAAAACACGGCATAGGTGGTAATGGATCATCACTAGAGTTTAGTGCACTTACCAAATTAGAAACAGATCCACCAGTATGGTTTTTGGATGTTGGTGACTCTAGAATGGAATTACAAACAGAAGAGCTGCAAATACAAACTAAATTTCAAAAGAAATGTATGAATAGTTTGAATCATATGCCTGCTCTTGTAAAACAGTCAGTGTGGCAGGAAATTATAGAGAGACTTATGGTCAATCTTAATACTATTCCTGTTTCTGATGATGGGTCATTGGCCGGTCAGTTTGAGGCTCACCTCCAGGAGTTTTGTACTGATCGTGCCCAGGCTCTAAATCGTGATGAGTTATTATTACGTAAACCATGGACCGAAGATGGTATCACATGGTTTAGGTTAAAAGATCTACAGGATTATCTTACACGCAACAAGTTTACATATTTTAATACAGGTCAGCTTGTACAAGCGTTAAGACATCTAAAAGGTAAGAGTGAGAAATATAATTTAAAAGGTAGAACAGTAAGAGTGTGGGGTGTGCCTGCATATCAACAACAAGATTCTGCATTCGATATAAAGGAGGTTGATGGTGCACCATTCTAAAACTAAAATAATACTTGGCCCTCCAGGCACAGGTAAAACACATAACTTATTAAACTTAGTAGAAGAAGAATTAGCCAAAGGTACTCCACCTGATCGCATAGCTTTTTTAGCATTTACCAAGAAAGCGGCAACCGAGGCTCGTGACCGGGCAATGAAGAAGTTTAATTTAGAAGAGCAACACCTTCCATATTTTAGAACTTTACATTCATTTGCTTTCAATCAATTAGGGCTGACAAAGTCAGAGGTAATGTCGCGTGATAACTATAAAGAATTTGCACAAACATTTGGTATGGATTTAGGATCTGTTGCTGATGGCGCAGATTCTGGTGGTGTAGTAACAACAGATAATATTTTAATTAATGAAATAAATTTAGCACGTATGAAATGTATGGATTTAGAACATCATTACAATGAATCTAATTTACAAGATATGTCTTGGCATTCACTCTTACGTGCACAAAGATCATTAGAAGAATTTAAAAAGAAAAAAGAGGTGTTTGATTTTACCGACATGATTGAATTGTATTTAGATTCTGGTCCAATACCAAAATTAGAAGTAGTGTTTGTAGATGAAGCACAAGATTTATGTAAATTACAATGGCGAATGATAGATAAAATAACACAAAATGCAAGAAAGGTTTACATTAGTGGAGACGATGATCAAGCTATATATAACTGGGCAGGCGCTGATGTTAAACATTTTATTCAATTGCCAGGTGAAGTAGAAACACTAAAACAGTCTTTTCGCTGTTCTTCTGTTATTCAAAATTTATCTAATAGAATAATCAGTAGAGTTAAGTTTAGAAGAGATAAGCAATGGAAAGGAACAAGCAGAGAAGGTGCGGTTCAATATCATACTTATCCAGAAAGTGTTAATTTACGTGACGATGGTAGTTGGTTAGTTATGGCTAGAACTAATTATATGTTAGACGAGATAGAAAGAGACATACGTTTACAAGGTATGTTGTATAAAAGAAACAATAAATTACCTATATCAGCTAAACTTTTAAATGCAGTAGAAGCTTGGAAGAAATTAAACAGTGGTGAAATTGTACCTCTTGTAGATATAAAAGACATATATTCATACATGTCAAGTCAGATAGGTATAGAAAGAGGTCATAAGACTCTTAAAATGGCTGACAAAGAACAATACGAGTTAGAAGAATTAGTCATGCATCACGGATTACTAATGGGTGGTAGACCGTGGGATGTAGCGTTTGATAAAGTTGGTAACAGAGATAAAGAATATTTAAGAGCCATAGAAGTAAGAGGGACAATATCAAAAACACCGAAAATAAATATTAGCACTATACATGGAGCTAAAGGTGGTGAAGCAGATAATGTAATGCTTCTTACAGACTTGTCTAGAAAATCACAAGAAGCTATGGAAAAAGATTCGGACGACGAATGCCGTGTGTTTTATGTAGGAGCAACACGTGCCAGAGAGAGTCTACATGTAGTACAACCACAAAGAGAAGGGGGATTCATAATATGAGTTTTAGTAGTGGAGTTGCTAGAATAAAAACTAGCATGACAAAAGAAGAAATACTAGCAAAGGCTAGTGACCTTGTTTCTAATGATAGAAACAAATCACATGGTGATGCATTTAATAATCATGCAGAGATAGCAGAGTTTTGGAATATATTTCTTGATAAGAAATTAAGGCCAATGGCTAATATCACAGCTGATGATGTAGCCATCATGATGATATTGTTAAAAATATCTAGACATACACAAGGTGAAAAAATTAACATGGATAACTTTGTTGATATGGCAGGTTATGCAGCAATAGCAGGAGAAATTAGTGACACAGGATCTTTTTAAGACAGTTACATCACAATGGGTTGCTCCTACGGAGTTCCCTCGTATAGAGGGACGCGTAGCGATTGATTTAGAAACATGTGATCCAGAATTAATTAAACATGGCCCAGGGTGGCCAACTAAGAGAGGTAAGGTGATTGGTATAGCTATGGCTACTGCATCATTTAAAGCTTACTACCCCATTGCACATGATGGTGGTGGTAACATGGATGAAGATAAAGTTGTAAAATATATAAAATCTATTTGTGAAGATGAATCAATAGAAAAAATATTTCACAATGCGCAGTATGATATAGGATGGTTATGGGCGTTGAATATAGAAGTTAAAGGCAGAGTGCATGACACAATGGTGGCAGCAGCTTTAATAGATGAGAATAGATATTCGTATACTCTTAATAGTATAGTGCATGAATATTTAGGTGAGTTTAAAAACGAACAAAAACTAAGAGAAGCAGCAGAAGCATTTGGTGTAGATCCAAAATCAGAGATGTATAAATTACCGGCTATGTTTGTTGGTGAGTATGCTGAGGCTGATGCAGATCTTACATACAAGTTACACGAAAAACTATCTTGGGAAATTGTAAAAGATAATCTTACAACAGTGTATGATGTGGAATGTAAATTAATTCATGTTATTTTTAAAATGACACAACGTGGTGTTAGATTTGATGCTGAAAAATGTGATAAATTGGAGAGTAGATTCTACAACAAAGAAAAGAAGTTAATGAAAAGAGTTAAAGATTTAACTGGACTTGACATAGAAATATGGGCCGCAGCTTCTATTGCAAAAGCGTTTGATTCTATGAATTTACCTTATGAAAGAACAGAAAAAACAGATTCACCATCGTTTACAAAAATGTTTTTGACAGATCATCCTCATGAATTACCAAGATTAATAATGCAGGCACGTGAATTAAATAAGTTAAGAGGCACGTTTCTACAAGGGTTAATGAATTATACAGAGAATGGGAGAATACACGCACACATTAATCAAATTAGGTCTGATACTGGTGGCACTGTGTCTGGCCGTTTTTCTTATAATCATCCTAACTTACAGCAAGTGCCTAGTCGTGGCCAGTTTGCAAAAGATGTTAGAAAGTTGTTTATTCCTGAGATGGGTGAGTATTGGCTCAAAGCAGACTACTCGCAACAAGAACCAAGACTCTTGACACATTGGGCGTGCCTCGTGGACCAACCAGGTTCACATGATGTAAAAGAAGCTTATCAAAAGAAAGATTTAGACTTTCACCAACAAACAGCAGACATGGCAGGAGTGGATAGAAGATTAGCAAAAACAATTGGTCTGGGTGTTATGTATGGCATGGGTTATAATAAGCTTGCACGTGAGTTAGATCTTGAGCCACAAGAGGCTAAAGAGATGTTAAAAGACTTCCGTGGTAAAGTTCCTTTTATGCAAGGTATGCTTGAAGCTGTTATGAATCGTGCTAATTCTAAAGGCGTAATTAGAACTTTATTAGGTCGTAAGTGTAGATTTGATTTATGGGAACCTACGTCCTGGGGTGTACACAAACCATTACCTTTGAATCAAGCTAAAGTAGAATATGGTGATGCCATTAAAAGATATGGTACATATAAAGCTTTAAATAGATTGATACAGGGTTCTGCTGCTGATCAAACAAAGAAAGCAATGGTTAATGTATATGATGAATTAGGTGTAATACCTCTTATACAAGTTCACGATGAGCTTGATTGTTCTGTTAAAGACGAAAGACAAGCTAATCAAATAAAAGAAGTCATGGAAACATGTGTAGATTTACAAGTACCTTCAAAAGTAGACGTAGATCTTGGAGAAAGTTGGGGTGATAAATGACCTATGCTAGAGCTAGGCAAGAAAGATATGTTAATACAAAGAAAGGAAAAGCTGCTGCGTCACGATCTAAGTTAAATCATCAAAACAAACTTAGATCAACAGAAGAAGGTAGAATTAAATTAAGATATAGAAAAATCAAATGTGAGCATGGCAAAGATGTGGCAGATTGGTGGTTAAAACAAAAGCCAATTTGCTTTATTTGTGGCAAAGATGTGATCTATGAAAAAGCACCTTCAAGAAAGAAAGGTAGGAGTAATCTTAAAGAATTAGTTATTGATCATAATCACAATATAAAAAAATTTATACCTAGACACATGTTGTGTCAACGTCACAATCTTGCATATGGTATGTTCGATGAAAATATAGAACAATTAAAAAGAGCAATAAAATACAAAAGGAGATATGGATGAGTTGGATATGTAAAACACTTCTTGTTTGTTTAAGCTTTAATCCAATTATGGATTATACAAATAATGACGAATTCATAGAACAAGTGCGAGCATGTGCTTTACACCTTAATTCTATGCATGTTGAAGCAGATCGTGTTCCAGTAGATCTTATAATTGCACAAGCAGTGCATGAATCTAATTGGGGTAAATCTAGGTTTGCACGAGAAGCAAATAACCTCCTTGGAATCCGCACATTTGACCCGTCAGATAATCAACTAAAGCCGCTTAATAATCCTAACACGACGTGGGGGCTTAGGATCTTTGAGACAAAGTGCGAATCCATTTCTTATTATATTGATTTATTAAATCATAATCATCATTATTATAAGTTTAGAAGCGAACGAATAACCCAGCATTTTAGCGATGAAATAGACTTAGAAGAATTAGCTATGACACTTGCAATATATGCTGAAGATGTATATTATACGCAAAAAATCATCAGAACAATTAGAGAACTAGAGGCCTATGACAGAGACTAAAAAACCCGGGTACCGTGACCAAGGCAAAGCCAGAGCTGGTAATGTCAAAAGTAATTTTGCAATTAATCCAGAACAAATGGAGTTTGAAAGAAGAAAAGTTCTTGAACAATTGTCTACAAAAGTTGATCAAAAAAGACTTAATAATATGGCTGCAGTTGCAGCTACAGTAGAGCCTAAATATTTTAAAACTACCAATTTAACAAAAGCAGGTAAGCCTGCAGAATATGATAGCACAGAAGGTAAAGGTGAACAACGTGAGCCTACTATGCGTATATTGTCATTAGGAGCTGGCGTACAATCGTCTTGTTTAGCTTTGATGGCACAAGAAGGATTAACAAAACATAAACCAGATTATATGATATTTGCTGACACTGGGTGGGAGCCTAAATTTGTGTATGAGCATGTAGAATATTTAAGAAAAGCTATAACGATTTGTCCGTTGATCACTGTAGAGAGAGGAAATATCCGTGAAGATCTGATCAAAGCAGCGAACCCAATACCAGGGTCTAGAGAAGAGGAAAAGTCGTTTGCTGGACGTGTGCCAAACCCACCGTTGTTTGCTGCACGTGAAGGTGGACGTGTGGGGATGCTTTATCGTCAGTGTACACATGATTATAAAGTTATCCCTATACAAAAGAAAATTAGAGAATTATTGGGTGTAAAACCTAGACACAGAGTGCCTAAAGACATGATTGTGGAACAATGGATAGGTATATCTACAGATGAAGCTATGCGTATGAAAAACGCTAGATTGCCATGGTTGACATCACGTTGGCCATTAATAGAAATGGGTATGTCTCGTATGGATTGTCTTAATTGGTATAAAGACATAAAGAAACATCCTATGCCGGGTAAGTCATCATGTATTGGGTGTCCTTATCATCACAATGATCAATGGAAAAACATGCAAAAAAATTATCCAGAAGATTTTGCAGATGCTGTAGAGGTAGACAATTTAATTAGAAATGGGTTAAAAAACTCAGAAGCAAAGTTATACTTACATAAATCAGCTAAGCCTTTAGGAGACATAAATTTCTTAGAACCAAAAAAACAAGCGTCATTGTTTGGTGAAACATTTGATGAAGAATTTGCAGATGAATGCGAGGGACTTTGTGGAGTATGATAAAAGCAGCGTGCGCCCAGGACCAGAATTTAAATGCAGTGAATGTGGTAACTGGTTTAGTAGATTACTATACTGGTTAGACAAAAAATTTAACCCGGATCAAAAGTATAACTTAATATTCTTTTGTGGTCCAAAATGCGCGACGGAGAAATATGAGCGAAGTAATAAGTAAAATACCTATACAAGACACAAGATTGTTTTATAAACGCTGGAACAATTACGAAAACTTAAACAATTTATTAATAACAGAAATAGAGAAAGAACGAGGT